AAGCTTGTACCAATTCCAAGTTACGATTCTTGTAATACGCTATGCTCGTCCTAGTGAAAGTCCAACCCGAAGGCAAAGCCTCCCCAGCTACAATCCTCGGAAGCTCCTCTACCACATCCCTACCAAAATTGTCTCCACGTATAATCAACTCGATATTCACCAAAGGAGGATAGGCAAGAACGAATTCCCTCGTCAAATCTTCTTCGGAAAATCTACCAAAGACACAATCATCCTCCACAGGATTAGGAATCCATAATGCAGGTTCATTCGACCCGGAAAGATCGTTGAAAATATTAACAATGGAATCTGCTTCCGATTGAGTTCGATTGCGAAATGAAAGCAATAAGTCATCCCCACCCGATAATGACTGGTATGCGGGAGACCCGAATTCCGTTTCCCGCATGATCCCAAGCTTCCTATTTGTGAAGCGATAACTGGAATACCCAAATGACAACGTACTGGCCTTTCCCATAACCAAATAACCGATGGAAGCATAACCATAATCATTTGCAGGATCATCAATTGAAATTTTGTAATATTTATACGACTGTGTCGACGAGAACTTCTTAAACATCGTACCGTTTCGCCAAGTTATCGTGCCTAGCGAAGTTGTCGGATCGAATGAAGCTCCACCATAAACCGTTACTTTAGCACTATTAGAAAGATTATGCCCAACTAAAGCAACCGTATCTACATCAGTTGCCCCAGGGAACGAAACTTGAAGCTCCATAGGACCATAGATATTCCTAATTCTTCCCTTCTTCGATACCGGAAGCTGCAACATATTGGAAACCGGATAATTCGAATCGGACTGGTCCGTTGATGCGTCTCCCGCAAGAAGTGATGCTTGACGTGCCGTATTATTCGTATGAGTAATATAATTAAGTGTATATGCCATATTAATTTACCTTCTTAGTTGTACTTGCCGACGGATCTCAGGCATAATCTTATTACGCACTAATCGTTCCACACCTTCGGCATCGGGTGAAGAAATATTGAAGTTAATTACCATTCCACCTCCTCTATTCTCTTCGGCACTCAAGACCCTTTCTCCAGGATGTAGAACGGCCAGCATTCGACTAGGAACATAATCTATTCCGCTTTGGAATTGCGGGATCTTTCCGGAATAAAAAGCACCTGGATCCTTCTGTAGAAGTGTCTTTATGAAAGCATCGCGGAACAACATACCCTCATTAATCATCATGGCAATAGCGTCGGCTACAAGTTCATATTGTTGCGGATCTCCATATTCTCTAGCAGCCGTAGCTATATCAGACTGTACACGGGAAAATTCTTTAATATCCGTTATACCCATACCACGCATAATTTCTTTGGCTTTTCCCGCAAAACTATAAGCTACATTAAGAAACTCAAGCCAATCTTCCTCTTGAGGATTAGTCCCGACAATACCACCCCCAGAAATCCCCGACAACACATCCTGTACAGACATAATGGACTTGCCAGCATCTTCTGCTGCATCCGCTATACCGGAAAGGGAACTCTCAAGGATTTTAAGCTCAGAACTGATCTTCCCCGTAGCTATAGCCCATTCTATCATCTGCTTTATTCTCCAGTCCATCTCTATACCGAGTTCTCTGGAATATTCCGCGACATCCAAAATACGATTGCCAAACTGTTTCCAAACGTATTCCTGCGTCTTTGTTGCCGGTACACTTTGATCCAAAAGAACCTGTGCATAGCCTTGAATATAATCGGCAAGGTCTTTACTTTGATAAAGTAACTCTCCAGCAGCCATTGAACCTTCTCGCATGGATGCAGAAACGTTATCTATATTACCACTAAGAACTTCCAATTCCAAATTGATTCTTCCTGTAGCTATAGCCCAGTCTATCATTTGCCTGATTCGCCAATCCGTTTCAATACCCAAGTCCCTAGATAATTTAGTTACTTCAAGAATAGTATCCCCGAATTGTTCCCATACGAATTCCTGTGTCTTAGTGGCAGGAATCCCTTGATCCAAAAGTACTTGCGCGTATCCTTGAATATAATCAGCCAAATCCTTGCTACGATAAAATAGTTCTCCTGCCGCAGCCGCCCCTTCTTGCATGGATTCTGAAACAGAGATTATATTATCACTAAGAACCTCTAACTCAGTATTTATCTTTCCCGCGGATATAGCCCAATCTATCATCTGTTGTATTCGCCAGTCAGTTTCAATACCGAGTTCTCTAGAATACTTAGTTACTTCAAGAATAGTATCCCCGAATTGTTCCCATACGAATTCTTGAGCTTTAGTAGCAGGAATACCTTGATCCAAAAGGACCTGTGCATAGCCTTGAATATAATCGGACAGATCCTTGCTACGATTTAACAATGTACTTGCGGCCGAAGAGCCCTCAAGCATCGACGAAGAAATTTTTTCTAAGCTCTCCGATCCAGTATCCCCGAGATCCTCAATTGCATCTGCAGTATCTTCAGAAGCATCCTCAACACCGAGGATGGCATTCATCAGATCCTTCCATCCTGGAAGAATACGATTAAGTTCATTGCTACCTGAAAGTATCTTCCCCAATTGATCCGATAAAAGCGCTACATTTCCTTCCTCGATAGCCAATTTAGCCGCTTGAGACAAATCAAATATAATATCCTTACCTGAAGTATATCCGGGAACACCGGCTGCCAAAGCACCTTTTCCAACTGCTCCGGAAACTTGAAATTTAGAAAGTGCTGAAATTAGTGCTTGCTGAGATGCTTGAGAAGCTCCGGGTCCAAATGCAGATTGTAAAGAGAATAACGTTGTGACTTCCTTCCTAATCGGTTCAAATTGGCTTGAAGAAAGCCCCAAAACATTCTTAGCAAAGGATTCTATGTCTTTAGACGATGCAGAAAATCCAAAATCACGCAGGAGCTCTTTAGCGGCTTTTTCTCCAGTAGTTTCGTGCATCCATCCGAATAACTTCGACAAGCCAAAGGCACCGGCCCCGAGGATCCCCCCACCAGCTATCATTGCCGCCGTCCCGGACAGACCAACCACACCTCCGACACTTCCTAAGGCCTTGCCCAACTTTCCTATTAGACCACCCCCACCAGCGGCGGCGCCCCCAGCCGCCCCACCGGCAGCGGCTCCGGCAGTCGATCCTCCAATACCAAGAACCCCGGAGATTAATCCTGAAAGCCAACTTCCCAATTGCTTGATCAGGATCAGTAAGGGATCGAATAGTTCAGTAAGAAGAGTACGAATTATAGCTTTGGCAAAACCTTTGGCAATATCTACTAGAGCCTTACCAAATCCGTCCCATTCCACAATTGCATCTGCAACGGTTTTGGTAAAATCATTAAATGCTCTAGTCACTACTCCGTCTATAATAGATGCAACCTTCTTCGACCTGTCTGCCGTCTCTTCCTGTACTTTATTCCATATGGTAAACTCATCACTTAGGCTTTCAGTAGCGGGCTTCAAATCCTTAGTCGAATATGCCAAATCGCGAAAAGCTTCCGAAGTATTACTAATACCCTTGTCTACCAAATCTTCAAGACTTTGCTGTAATTTTGGTATATTGTCAAGAAGTTTCTCATAAGATTTTGCAAATTCATCGCTTTCTTTTTGCAAAACATCTATTACTATAGGGCTCTCTTCCTTTAGCATGCCATAGTATCCAAGCATCGATTCGGAAAGAGATACCCACTTCTTTGACAAATCATTTAGTGCCACACCTTGAATTTCCGAAGACTTCAACAACTCTGGACCGAACATAGATATGATAGCTTTCATATCATATCCTTGCCTATACAAGAATTCCATATCCCGAGCAGTCTTATTGGCACTACCTCTAAATTCATCAAATTTGTCAATTAACTTCTTCTGTTCTTCGGTAAGTTCCTTAGTAACAGTAGTGACTTCAACTGTACTAACTTTATGATCTTTAAGTTTATCATCTAGTGCAGCAAGTTTATATATGTACTCATCGTAAGTAATAGAACCAGCTCTAAGTTCTCTTTCAATTTTATTATATTCATTAATTAATTCACCAGAAGACTTAACATTATCAGAGTTTACTCTTAGTTGTACCGTTCCAAACTCTTTCAAAGTAACTGATAGATCTTTAAATACGCCTCCAGTTTCCTGAAGATCTGTAGCTAACTTCTCAGATCTACCACTAAATATATCTATAACTTCATTAGCTTTTTCGGCCTGTTTAGTAAATTCAACTTCGTCATCTGCAGCAGCTTGCGCCATAACTCTATATATATTGGAACTTCTAATTGCAGAATCCAACTGACCGACAAGTCCTGATAAACCTTTTGTAGAATCCTTAACGGCTGGTAAAAAGAATTTAGAAATAGCCTCTCCCAATGCAGTTATATTATTCCAAAGTGTTTTTGTTTGATTTATAGTAGTATCGTAGAACTTCTGTGCCTCTACTTGAGTCTTATTTCCATCAGCCCAAGCCTCATTAGCATTTCTAAGATTTTTGGCTAAACCATCAGTATTTGAAGCAAGTGTAAGAACAGCCCTCGATAACCTCTTTTCAGTAAGTCCCAAGTCACTAAGTGTTTTGAAAGCATCTCCACCCGCTTCTTCAAGATCCTCCAATGCAGTATCGGCAGTAACAGTCTTATTTACCATCTCTCCAAGTCCGGAAATAAATGCCAAAATTGCACCAGCTGCATCTACTTTAAATGTTCTGGAGAATTCATCGACCGACATACGCGATACTGAGGCAAAAAGTGCAAGCTTATCCGTTCCCATGCTTACAGCTTCAGATAGTCTTTGGAACAACGTGGCAAAAGCTGTCCCACCAGCATCTGCCCTAATCCCAAGTTCCGTAGCCGATGCAGACAAGGCCAGAACCTGATCTATAGTCAGCCCGATAACTCTTCCAAACGAACCCATCCTCAATGCCATTTGGACTATTTCATTTTCAGTCGTAGCCGCATTGTTTCCTAAGTGAGTAATTACCGAGGATAACCTTCCGGCATCATCAATGGATATCCCCATAATATTAGTGAGTCGTGCCAATGCAAATGCTGCTTCTTCAAAAGGAAGATCGGCCGATGCAATTGATAATTCAGCAACCCTTCTAGTAAAAAGGCCCAAGTCCTCGGCTCGGACTCCAAGCTGTCCACCAATCTCAGCAATTTTAGCCAGTTCAACAGCCGATAATGGAATTTCCTTAGAAATAGAGATAAGCTCCTCTCCCAATTTATTAAGCTGTGTCCTACTTGCATCAACAGTCTTGCGGACACCGGCAAAAGCAAGCTCAAAATCGGCCCCAAATTTGACTAGATTAATGCCTGCCATTACCAATCCAATAGTAGCTAGAGACGTAGTGACCGATACCATAACATTCCGCATGCGCTGGAATGTCGCTCCCATACGAGTAGCACCAGTCTCAAGCTTCTTAGCCGATTCCGTTGTAGCATTAAGTGCAACAGGACCTGTACGACCCAATGCAGCCAATTGAGTTTCGGCACCTCTGATACCAGCAGCAAATTGGCTCGTATCAGCCACTAAAACAAACCTTAATGTAGTTCCTGTAATAGCCATAACTATCTATATATTCGCAATAACTTAAAGAATCGGCAACCTACTCATCATTTCAGCCCTCTTCATGTGAGATTTAACTACCGATGCAAAAGTAAATTGCATTGGTGTCATTTCATCAAGGCTCGGAATTAAAGACAAATCAATTAAAGATTCCCATCTCTTAACTTCTTCCATTATTGGTGCATAATTATTCACCTCAGAAAGAAGTTTCTCATGCTTTACAAACGGATTATTGGGACAACTGTCTCCTTCTTCTACACCGGCAATATTGCAAGGGAAGTAATCGCAAGCCTTAGGGGATATCTTTAGAAACTTGCAATGATTATTATCAGGGTATAAGCCCCGAATTTGTTCCTGATGGCTCTGAGACGTACCATACATTTCGAAGAAGTTCTCCTCGCGCGGACATGATATCTTCTTGACTATACCTGTCCATAACTCTATTGCGCGAGGGACTACCTCGCTTACAATACGTTTTTTCCTTCGATCTCCCGCACAAGAACCGATAGGACAAGTAACTTGTGATCCAATGGAATAAGATCTACCCAATCCTCTTTGTTTTCCGATTCACAAGGCTTCCCGTTTACCAATGCACCGTCAATACGGACAATGAGCTTATTGTACAATGCATTCTGAGAAAAATAATCCTCTAAGCTTACCATTGTCCTTTTCCTTGCATTTATCTTTCGTGTAGTTGCCCTGCGATATCTCTGGTAGTCGGACTCGCTCATCATGGATATAACGTGAGTCATGTAGACTTGCTCTACCCGCTTTTTCTCAACCGAATAAAGATGTTGATATAGCTCTATTTCCTTGTTGTCTTCAACAGCTGTAATGTCATATAGTTGAAAGCTAATATCATTCGAGTCTATCTCGGAAGAATCGTCATCCGGTTCTTCATAAGTAATTCCCTGCACTCCTTCTCGGAAAATTCTTGTCTTTATACTGCAATGTTCGTCTAGATATTTCTTATGAAGTTCGGGATCGTCCGGCTCAACTCCGAAGAAACGTTCAAAATGCATGTCAACGAAATTCCACAATGGAACCTCGTTAACATCACCGATTTCCATAGTATCTCCACGGAATTTAATACCGGCTACGGACCGCTTCAGTGCCTCTATTTCTTCTCTAAAGAATCCTTTACGAGCTTCCATATCAGTATGCTGACGAATGGCTGGAACAAGTAGCCTATTCTTCGGCATCAATAGGGAATAAGTAACTAGATCAGCACCGAAATCCCACTTTGGAACGTCATCAATGTAGGTAAGTGCATAGGTTGGAGTTTGCTTAATTTGCTTCGTCATAATGCTCTCCTAAGTTCTGATATTTAGACAGCGGTTGCTTAACGCTTAGCGCTGACTGCCTAATTGTCTTACTTCTTGTCTTAGTTCTTTTATGTCCGACTGAATATCATCTATTCTCTTCATCAATAGACTGAATTCAGACCTAGTAACAAACTTGCTATCTATTCCGGATACGGCTCTTGTATTTTCCTCAACTTGAAACGAATACGCTGCATATGCCCAAAAGAAACTACATATAACAGTTATAATTACAAATACTTGCCCTAACGATATCCTGGAATCCCACTTTAATATCTTCCCATTAGAATTACCGTTTTTTTCCATTTGTGTCTTCCAAGTATCTCCTCACGGCTCTGATCTGTCCCTTAAGTAATCGTATCAGAGTCTCGTGAAGTTCCTTCTCTTCATCTTCCGTATAAGTTTCTTTCCAATATTCCCACCTCGGAATAAAATCATTTAACAAGTGTACTATTAAAAACTTCAAAAAAGTATCAGCCATTAAATACTCTTTTTACAAGAAAATCAAAGGCACTAGCCATTGCAAAATAAATATTTTGTACATTCCTCTTTATCGGATCTTCCAGATACTTCCACTTAGTACCTGGAGTCCTCTTATGTTCATACTTCTCATGCTGAATAACTGCATAATCTACTCGCGTACCAAACTTCTTTGAAATTCCCCCATAAGCCAATTCAACCCTATACGTATTGGGGCTTATCTTCGGCTTATTTACCCTTCCCGTATCTCTTAGAGCTCCAGTACGAATAGGACATTCTTCAATGCTTTGAGGAAGTATGGTTTTTTCCGAAATGTCTTGTATCTCCTTACCGACAACTTCAATACATTGCAATCGCAGCGAAGACAACTGCGACATGCGCATGTTTATCGGTTCCCAACGGACTGTAATCATAAATTACGAGATAGTACGAGTTAGGTCTGAAGCCGGACTAAACGTTACCGGAGCCATAAGCTCGTCACCATGAGTTCCGCCCATCGGTTGATACGAAGAGATAAATGCCTGGCCACTCCATTGCGGATTTCCACTGGATACGGATCCGGAAGTCGGCCTACAGACAATCGGGAAATTAGTACCAGATACGTAGAGAGGATACAGCGTTGCATCAACCGATCCGGAAGTAAAATCCTGGAAAAACGTAACGTCGATACTCCAGTTTAGCAGACCGGCCCGTTGAATTTCGGTATTATCTCCCATTGCAGCTTCATCAAGAGTGACCGCACCGGCATTAACGGTAAGTGACTTGACATTATCCGACAGATCAACCCCGTTAACCGACAAATAAGCATCTTTAAAAGGACCAAACTTAGCCATTTATTAACCCTCCAAAATTCTCTTAGATATATGACCGTTTACCAAATAAAAACTCGATACTAAATTCTCCGGAACAACATCTCCCGGATTAAAAACCTTACCATCCAAATTCAATCTTTTAGCACCACTTACATAATACTCGTATCGAGTCCTCTCTTTCTTATAATCGTCTTTTGGCTTCTTTGTGTCCACAACTTCATCTTTATCTTCAGATTTATCAGGTTCCGATTCAATAAAAGACCCTTTATAAAACTTCATATTATTCAATTCATCAGCCATATCATCACTCCCTAGCTTGGTCTCCTAACCGCGATAAAATTACATACGTAATTATAACGTTCATTCTCGTCTTTTTCCATCAATAATGGAGATTGCATTGCTTGTATCAACAAATAATCCGTAGATCCGCAAGTCGAACTTAAACAATTAAGATTTCTAAAAATATCATAAATATTTTGCTGAGCCGTTGAATTTGAATTATTCCTAACCCTAACCTGAATTGTTACATTTTCAAATGCAGGGTTAACCGAACTTCCTCCCATTACATTATCAGGAGCAAGACCTCCCGTATCGAAAACAGCAATAAGATTATCAATATGCCCAGGAATGTCGTTAGCAAAAATATTTGTCCCTTCCGTACCAAAATTAAGCTCGGATAATTTAGATGCAATATCTTTAGCCGGACTTCTAGACATTTACAACATCCTCAATTAGATTCGCAAATTTATCAGCTATTGTTCCCCACTTAAAGTCATCACAATGAGCTAATTCAAATCCCTTCCTAGCATAGTCCTCTCTTAAATCCTTGTCCTTATATATCTTAATCATTGCCGAAGCAAAGTCCTGTGCACTAACTACCCCCCCAATAGTATTCGTACCGGGATATGTAACTGTAACGGAAGGTTCGACCAGCAATACCGTATCTTTAACCCAAGAAGACAATCCAGACCAATTAACCCCAATATTAGGAATACCACAAGCCATGGACTCTAAATGCGTAAGTCCCCACCCCTCACCCATGGCGGAACTAACGTGAACGTCTAAAGAATTGTAAATTACACACATCGTATTATCATCAAAGTTATTGTAGATATTAATTCCCTTTTCCGGGATCAATACCTTATTGGAAATTCCATAATACTTTACTAACTGATCGATATCGTATCCAATATAATCATTAACAGAACAATGTAAATATAAAAAAGCATCTTCATCTTTGGTTTCATCAAGAAACAATTTAAAGCTTTCAATAACAATATCTTGCCTCTTACGAAATTGATTTCGATTCACATCTCCAAAAATAAAAGAGTCTTCTGATAACTTAGATGAAAATCGCTTCCTGGCCTCTTCCTTATTCATAGGAAAAAATAAGTCGCTATCAATCCCATGAGGAATGATTTCTCCTCGGCCGGTAAATCCGCACCTACGAGCCTCTTGCAACCCGAAGTCAGTATAAAATACACAGCAATCTAATGCATCAAGTCTTTCTGCATAAGCTACATTCTTAGAGTCAACCGGGATATAACCAATAAGCTTACAATCATCAATAGTATTTTTATTCTTCTCTATCTCTTTCAAATACCTTCTTACGATCCAATGGTCTGCCATCATTAGAACAACATCAGGTTTAATATTTCTTATGAGTGGAACTAATCTTGTTGCTCCGACAACATCATTATTATTACAATGCAAGGCTGGATAAATCGGATATGTGTACTCGTGAGGATCGCCAAAGTAATTTATCCCTAGAACTGAAACCGAGAATCTATTACAAATACGATCTAAAACAGAATGGGTAACCCGACCAAAACCAGTTTTAGCTACTGCATCTCCAACCCAAAGCAATTTTATCTTATCCATTAAACGTCCTCCTTGATAATTACAGATGAGCTACATATACTTTACCGTCGGAAGGTCTCCACCCAGGGAAAAAATCAACTCTCCTAATCGGAAATGCTCCATTAACCGTCTTAGGATCTGTAGCCGAGGAAGTCCCAAGATATAACCATCCCATATGCTCAATTGGTCTATCCACATAAACCAAGGCATTCGATACCATGACTTCTCCGGAAGTACTACTGAATTCTTCTTGACGATTTTCCCAACTTCCCTTTATAGTAATCGGAGTACTAAAAGATTCCTCTCCCCATACATTCAATGAA